GTATATTCTATACTCTCCTCCATTTGCTTTTGCCTCTCTAGCTACTTTTGCTAGAAGTTTTTCGTGACCAATAGTTGGTGGATTAAATCTTCCAAATGTAATAGATATCGTACCTTGATCGACCTTACCCGAGCCATCTCCAGTTTCTTCTTCTCCATTCTGTTGAGTAGGCGCTTCAGGGTTTTTGGGATCTACACGTACAAGTTTTCCGTCCTTAGACATATGGGTTACATTACCCGAAGGGTCTGCATATCTACCGTAACCAATATGCTTAAGTTTTAATTTTTCTGCTGATTTCGCTGCGAACGATCTCTCGGCTTCAGTTAGGAAAGCACTGAACTTTTTCATTCTACCAATTCTTACTAAGATTAAAGTTTGCTTTACTAAAGGTCAATCGATCGACAAGTTTGTAAGGATTGGTTGAAACCGTAACGAACCCCTCATGATTGGCGGGTTCTCCATCGATGTAACATTCAACATTTCCATTTACAACAATCGCATCGAGTAGACGCTGTTTCAGTTGGAAGAGTTTGTGCCACACCTTAAAGGTAGTCACATTGACTTCTCCCTTATATTTAGCTTCCAAGACATTGTACATAAATTCGGCATTAGGAATCTTACCCATACGAATAAACTTGTTCATCAACTGTCTGCAATACGAACGAGCATAGATGTCACTTGAGACTTTACAGAAAGGAAGTAAAGCAACAATCTCAGCAGCAAGTTTTAGACAATTCTTACGACTACCAAACTCAGCATCCATCGTGTCAACAAATTTGCAAGTCATAGTATCTTGCATAGTCACACCGATTTTTGCCTCTGCATCAGGAGAAACTTCGGTATAAAAAGTATGTGGTGCTAGAATAATTTCTTTATTAATCGCATAGGGAAAGCGATACTCCACAGTATTAGGGCGATAAACACTGCTGCGACCGACACCGATCCAATCAGCTTGGACAATACCACTGATACGAGGAAGATAACGCAAACATAAACGAAGGATATCTGCAACATGCCCTTGATGATTCTTCGCAATGTCCTCATAGTCGTAATTGATTTTGACTTGACGTTTGTTGAATACAGACTTAGTGCCAACAAAGAATTGACCGTTCTCAGGATTAGTCCCAAACACAATAGCAGGAGCACCGTCCCACTTCGTGCTGAGACTCTCGCATTGCAGGGTATCCTTGAGAGCAGCAAACGCTACCCTACGACCATCAAAGATGGAATCTTCCAGATGCTCAAGGTGTTTGTTAGGCAAGGAACCCTCTGTCTCTATACCATTATTATAGCATGTCAAAGTCGAATCACACATGGTCTTGTGCCAGTTCTCAATCCTCCACACCATTGAACTTGACTGCCAGGTTCAGGAACTGACCCAACTTATGCTCAGCACCAGACTTATTAGTTCTGATAGTGAAGTTCAATCTGGTAGTTTTGTTATTGCAAATCAAGTCAACAAAAAATGTTTGCTTGGATCTTTGGGACTTAGAAACTTTTACACCGTTAGTTTTTCTAGACCTCTGAACACACTCCTTTACAACATCATCATCTCTCAACTCTTGATATGTTGCTTGAACTGCTTTGATGACAACTAACGGAACATCTTTCTGCTCACCAGCAACTCTTTGAAGTAAAAACTCTTTTGTTCTATTTTGATTGCTGTTCATCATTTCAATAACTTTATCACGAATCCACTCTAGTTGCTCATCGTAATACTGTTCATATAATTCATTATTGTCTTTTTCAAATTGTGCTAATGCACCAATCATTTTAGACTTACCATAAAGATTGAAGTCTGGAATACCAGGAATACCAGCATAGTATTTGTCATAAGACTCTCTCTGCCAAGATTGATAATCTTGTTGCTTTCCAAAAAACTCAACAATTGGATTAACATATGTATTGAGTTTTGGTTCCATTGTTCTAGCACCACCTGCCTTCAATGAAACACCAACCATCTTTTTATCATTATATTGTATAAAAATATCCCCAGGGTGATTGTTCATCACACCCTGAGGTTTAGCACGATAACCCCAATACAACTTACTAATAGGTTTACCAGCATTTTGATCCTGAATAAACTTCAAAATGCCCATAGCATTATTTACTTTCTCATTAAACTTACTAGAACCTTCTGCAAGAGAAATAAACTCAGATCCTTTTTTAGCATCATTAGCATTTACGTAACATCCAATATTTGGATTGTTAGATTCGATAATTTTTTGATAAAATTTATTCTTATCAGTTTCTCTAATTCCTGCAAGAAACGCTATGCAGGGAAACAACTCAGTGATAGTAGAATTGATGGTAGTCTCTGCCATACCACCTTTCTTTTCTTTGTATATGATAGTAATATTTTTACCCTTTACAGCAGTTGCTGTAAAACTATGTCCAGAAACACGAGTGTCTTCAGGATTATATCCATTAGATTTAAGCAGAGACTCCATCGCTTGCTTTGCTGTAGTTCGGTCCCCTTCAGATTCAACAAACAATTTTATCTTTGCAACACCCTCAGTTTTTCTAAGATTAATCTTATCCTTCTTCAGAGTATTAACAAGTTTAGTAACTTCCTGAACATCAGGGTTTTTGGTCGCCATTCTACTCTACGAGATCATCAATAATATTTAGTTGAAGTTATGCAAGTTGTGCCACACAGTTTCAATATGCATGTTACCTTTGAAGTAACCAGCAACGATCACACTAAGTGTCGCTGCTATCACTCCCAGAAACATCAGACTCGGAACTATCGGGTTCTTCGGTAATGTCGTGTTCGATAATGTATTTTCTAGTTCTGTGTCCTTTGTAGTCGAGGGTTTCGGTTGTGTACCATCTTCCATTAAGAAGCTCCGCGCAACTCACTAGCAGATTCTCCACTATCTTTTTGTTGGTCGCTTGCTTCCATCTTGGAATGATGTGCGAGTCGTTCGGGGTCGTCATTTACTGAGGGGGCGAAAGGTGTGCGGGAAAGATTCTTAATTACAATGAAGGCATCTTTGTTGTACTTACGGACACCAAAGGGTGTTGCCCATTTCTTATTGTAATCTTCTCCTTGGTGGATACCTGAGACAGCAGTGCCACCAATCTCAACATGAATGTCATCGTTACGAACATCCCATCCAAGGACAGCAATTGTTTGAGCGAGTTCTTCTTCAGTGTACTTCATAATTTAATAATACGCTTTAACGCTTTTGTATTTGATGTAATTTAGATTGAGAACAATTCTCACACTTTCATCGGTACAAGCAAATCCAACATGATTAGTAGTTGCAGGAAACGTAACCAATCTATTTTTAACACTTTCTACTTTAGTACCATCTTCAAATTGAGTCCAACCATTATTTGTATTTAAATAAAAAATAGCAGTTGTTGCATTTTCAATGGAAAAGTCTTGATGAAAAGCACCCAACTGGTCATTATCACACATACGAGGATTCAAATTTGCTTTTACTCGTAACCAACATAGATCATCCTTCTCTGGTTCGGTGTGAAAAATACCATTCAGGATAGGTCCAATTTTATTCCAATTATCTTGTATACGAACACCCTCATCCGTATAAAAAAATCCTGCACTAAATTGACCAAATTCTTGACCCTCATGCATTTTACCACCAGTGATATTAGGATTCCATCTCCAATGAATGGCATCATCTTGAGCTCTAAAGAAAAAATAATGGACTGATTTCCATTCATCTTTACTTAAGAAGTTATCATAAATTTTGATTTTGCTCTTGCTCATTTTCTCTTTCTTTAGATGTTTTCCAGAAATAAGATTCTTGATCTCCTAGTCCCATTCTATCATACCCATTCTCAACCTGATAATATCTAGTTGAAACCTTGAAGTCTGGAGTCTTGGGTTCTGCTGGTGTCAAACTGTTATCATAAATCCTAGTTCGATTATTAGGATAAAGACAGTATTGTCCATTTACAAGTTCAATTAGATTGTGAGACTTGTGTTCTGCAGGGTTCTCTGATGTTGCACAGTCTATAGTATCAGGATCCTGATGATAGTTATCTAAAGTACAAACATAAGTTCCACGCATGGTTCCGTGGTCTCTAGTATAAACTTCATAATCCATAGATCCGATAAATTGCTTCTGAACAGCAACCACACCATAATCCATACAGTTCCAAAACTGAAGGTTCTGCAAATTCATATCAGGATCAGGAATTTCTGGATCTGATAAGAATGCACTGATAGGCAACTTATCATACATTGCACCATATTCAGGAAGATACGTTTCAAAGTAAAATGCTCTTCCAGGAATAGACTTTGCAGAAACCCAAACACCCTTTACAAATTCACCATGCCCACTTTGATGGTCGGTAAGATATTCTTTTCTTACCCACACTTCCATAGAAGGTAAATTGCAAATTAGTGCTGCCATCAGATATCACCTTCTGCGCGGTTTTCGGAATAGTGTACATCAAAAGATCCATCAGGATAACGATCTGCGAGTTTATCAACATTCATTTGAAGAATCTCATCGATGCTAATATTCATACCAATACATGCTTGAGCAACATACCACATAATATCACCCAGTTCACGCTTAAGGTGAAACATATTCTCTTCAGTAAAGGGTTTACCTTGGAAGATAATCTTCTTAACTACTTCAGTAAACTCACCTGCCTCAGCAGACATACCTACAGCAGCAGTAAGCAATCGCTCGGTAGGAAAACCTTGGCCCTCAAGTTCTTGAAGACGATAAATGAATGCTTCGTGTTCTTTGGACGGTTGCGACGTGACATTGTTTACAAAATCCAGATACTTGTTAAGGTCAATCATACTTTAAGTCTTGAAATGTTTTCTTTGCTGTGAATTTTTTAACTAGGTCGATCTGCTGTTGATCGGAACCTTGACCAGAGTCAACGAGATCATCTTGAGCAGATTCCTCCACATCATACAACCTCATCTTCGCTCTGTCAATACCCACACAGAATCTCTTATTACTGGTGGGGTCATTATATCTATTCTTCAACTGCTTGACCATAATTTGATTCATGCCCTCAAGCTCCTCCGTGCTAATAAGGGCAAACATAAGATCAGCAGTAGCAGGGAGACCAAAGGACTCACTAGTGTCAGTAAGGTCAACATCAGAGCTACCGTAACCTGAGCGAGTGGTCTGCGTAGCACTGACAATAGGTACGTTACACTCAACCGCGAGACCACGAAGCTCCTCAGCGATTGCTTTGACATAGGTGTAAGAGTTGACAATGCTCCCTTTATATCTTTGGGAAGCACAGATATTGAGGTAATCCACAAAGATAATATCGGGTCGAATAGACCGCTTAAGAAGAAGATCAGAAATAAGAGACTTAAAATGTCCGACATGTGCAGATGCCGTAGGATACTCTTTAATAATTAGTTTTCCTTGAGTCTTCTTTGAGAGATTTGTTATCTTTTTCTCAAACATTACTTTCGGAAGATCACCCAATTGCTGAATCGGGATGTTGAGAAGATTCGCGTCAATGCGTTCAGCGATCTTTTCCTCCGCCATCTCCATCGTGATATAAAGGACATTCTTCCCCTGAAGGAGCGCCGAGGCAGCACAGTGGCACATAAACAAAGATTTGCCCACACCAGTACCAGCGAGTGCGATGTTAAGAGTTTTGTTCGGTAGACCACCCTTCGTAATCTTATTGAAGAATGAGAGGTCGAAAGGGATCTTATCTTCTTTGCGATGATAGAAATCATAACGCGCCGTTGCGTCCGAAACATAATCGTGTCCTACGTGTTGATCGAAAGAGACACCTAATGCCTCTGAAAGAATTTGCGGTATAGCACCCTTATCGCGTTTGGAATCTTGTCCGTCAGCAATCTTGACACTCTCCATAAGAGATAGGTAGATCGCACGCTCTTGACACCACTTTTCTGTAGCATCCACGAGCCAATCGTAGTCTGTGGGATCATCGGAAAGGACATTGAGCACCTTAATAACTTCTTTAAACTGGTCTTCAGTGAGGTCAGTTCTCTCCTGACATTCTATACCAATTGCGTTAAGGGATGGTAACGCTTCATACTGACTAATATATTCATGAATTTCCAAGAAGATAATCTTATATTCTCTAGCTTGGAAGTATTCCGATTTAATGAAAGGTAAAACCTTTCGCATATACTTCTCGTTATAAACGAGATTACTGAGAATAGTGACTTCGAGATTCATTAGAGATAATGCAAATAGGTTCCCAAGATGTATTTTTTACCCTTCACTACTGGTCTTCCAGCATGACGATACATCCAATTAGGTGGGAAGATTAGCATTCTAGCACATTTTGGAGTGAC